TTCATAAAATACTCCTTGTTAAACGTATAACTTGCATTTAACCGAAAAACAATCGGCTTGTCAACTTGTATGTTTCCGAAAAACAAACAAGCAGTAAACCTAAACCAAAGAACACAAGAATAGTATTTCAGACTTTTGAAGAAAGCAAACAAAAACAAAAAACCCTTGGGAGGTTTATTTCCCAAGGGTCTCAAACGCCTACATTACAGGCATTTACGCTTACGGACGCGTTATCTCTATTACTTGAAGTGCGAAGGGATTATAAGCGCCGATGCCGATTTGCTCGAAGATCGAGAAACCGATCAGACGGTTTTTCGGATCATCAGCAGACAGCACGGTCAGCTCCGTACGCACAGGAATGCGACCGAAGAACTCGGGCTCGCCGCAAACGTACACGGTGCCTTCGGGCACGATACGCGACACGATCAGCTTGGCACCCCAGATGGTTGCCATCAGACCAGTCTTCAGCAGCACTGCCTGGGTCTCGATGTCGAGGGTATCCCGATCCCACTTGCGCAGGTCGGCATAGTCCTTGGCATTCAGGAACACAGAGGCGACACGCACGTCGGTACGCTCGATGTTGGCAAAAGCATCTGCCAGAGCGTTAGCCGTGAGGTTGCCCATGACGGGAATCACCGGGTTCGGGTTGGTCGGGTCAGCGGCCAGAGCGTCCATGACGGCGAAGGTCTTGCGATCCTCTTCCGCCTGAATCTCGGCTTTGCCCAGATCCACAGCACGTTCGATCAGATCGAACCGACGCTGCTTGATCTCGGTGAGCTGGATCTCGGGGTTCGAGGCGATCTCGAACAGCGGGAACAGCACACGTTTCGGCTTGGCAACCGCGACGATGTTCTCCCCCTCTTCACCAACGACATACGCCGTGATGTTCGGGTCCTTATCGTAGATCGGCAGGGCTCCATCGGGCAACGCCTCGACAAAGAACGCCTTACGGCCTACGCTGGAATAGTCACGCCGACGGCGCAACGGCTGAATCATGCTTGCAGCCAAACGCTGACGCCCTGCGGCGGTGCGGATGTGCTGGGAAATGATCTGCTGACGGGTCTCATTAGTCATCTTGCTCATGTTCTTATTCTCCTTCTTCGCTTCCGATTACTATCAGAGACGCATATCAACACCCAGAGTGGGCGATGCGGTTGTTGGGGCCTTGGTGACAACACCAATAACAGTTTTCGGAGCAGTCTCGGAAGACGCTTCGTTCGTCAACAGACCTTGAGCCGAGCTGTAGACGAGATTGCCAACAGCCCAGACCAGATCGGCACTGTCAGCGGCGTCACGGGTCTCGTACACGTCCACTTCAACCGATGCCATACCCTTCATCACAGCGATCTTGCCAGATGCAACTGCGGGGCTGTTCTCGAACGCAGCACCAGCGGCGTCGTTCACAAACAGACCAATCGGACGCAATGAAGCGTCACACGGCACAGCCACATAACTACCTTCGGTCGGATCAACCGCCGCCACGGAACCACCAAGAACACCACGCGGGGTGTTCACGCTCAGCGTATCGTTCGTGTTCACTCCATAGTTTGCTTTGGTAAAGCAATCATTGGAAAGAACAGGAATCGAATTAAGCTGGCCACGAATCAGAATCGTCATTGCCATTTTCTCTTCTCCTTCTCTCTACTTCCACACGTTCGGCAACAGTTAGAACAGATGGTTCACATCAGGGGCCGATTCCCAGAGCGAACTGAGGTCAACCTTGCCGCCGCGAGACGCGACCTTGGGCTGGCCTCCCAGTTTCTTAATACCAGCTTTACGGCTCGACGCCTCGACAGCTTTGTCAAGTTCGGCCTCACCCGTGATCGACTCATCGTCGAACAAGGATTCAAGCTGTTCGTCAGCGATAGCATCGGGTTCCAGCTCGTCGTCAATCGGGCCAGACAGCTCGATATCGGAATCACTGGCACTCTTCTCCTCCACCGACTCGTCGGTTTCCTCTGCGTCATCCGCAGCGGTCACTTCCGATTCCGTCTCAACGGTCTCATCTTCCGACGCCTTGCAAGCCTCGGTCGTTTCCTCCGCATCATCAGTCTTTTCATCTTCGCCATCAGCAGCGACCAGCGAGGCAACCTTGGCGGCCATTGCGGTCATCTGCTTCTGCATCGCCAGAAACGCTTCACGCGCCTCGGCGGGCCAGTTCTGCATCGCCCGATCATTCTGGTCATTCGGGCCTACGGGAGCGTCTTCCGCGTTCTTGACAGCGGCTTCCTTCTCCACCGTCACAGGCGCAGCTTCCTCTTCGTCCTCGCTGGCATACAGCTTCTGCGTCTTGGCAAAGCGGTCAAGCGAACGATCAAGGGCTTCGCGATCCAACTCCATAAAGTCGTTGGCCTGCTCCTCAATCACTTCCTCGTCCACCTTCTCGCCCAGCAACAGAACCGCCAGACGAACCGCCTTGGATGCAGCTACGCGAACGCTGGCCATCGTCGGGCGACCCTTGGCGACACGGACACCGAACGGGAACACCGACGCGTCAGGCACGCCGAAACCGATTTCATCACGGGGATTCTCTTTCCAATCGGTGCGCAGATCAGGCAACTCGTGATTGACCTGCTGCTCAAACGTGTGATACTGCTCCATGTCGGGATCCACCCGATCAGGCTGATTGACATTTCCTGGATAAGGAATGCTCATATCCGCCGCCCGTTTCGTCAGTCGAACTCTATTGCTCATCTTATAACTCCCACTTCCCAGTCTTGTTTCGACTGATTACCGAACCTGCTTGATTTTGGCATCCACTGCATCAGCGATGCGATCAATACGACACGCCAGCTTGACGCGCCCCGTCTTTTCGAGATAGCTCGCAACGCGGTCAAGGCGAGCGGAGGCTTCACGCATCTTCGCCACATACGCCTTCTTGCCAACGCTGAGCATCGAGTCATGCGTCTTGGACTGCGTACCCTTAGTCACCCCGAGAACTTCGCTAAGGGAATCCTGCGAGATCTGCTCCTCCACGCCGTCAGGATCGACTTCGCTGGCTTCGACTTCATCGTCAAACCCATCCAGATCAATGTCCTCAGCAGCTTCTACATCAGTGTCGTCCTCTTCGGCGTCATCTGCGTCGTCTTCGTCGTCATCATCAGAGGCAAGCGTTTCGAGATCAAACATGTCTTCCTCGCCCTCGACTTCGTCCTCGGCAAGCTCCACGTCGTCAATCCCGAACTCATCCTCGGAATCAAGATCTTCCAGCTCCGCCATGCGGGCTTCCATATCCTTGACCGCATCCACTTCAACCTCATCCGCAGCCTTACGCCGCAGCTTGCTTTCCAGCATCGCTACTCGGCGCGACAACCGACCGATGTTTCCAACACTCATGTCTAACTCCTTCTGTCAATTGACAAACCCATTCGGGGTACACACCCCATAGCTATGTCTAATGTGAAAATATAAAAAAATTATTAAACCCGAATTAAATCAAAATCTAATCTGCTGGGCAGCCACCCGACCAATTAGATGCTCCCGACTTAAACGGGCCATTTGACGACGGGCAACCTTGAGAACCATCATCCCCGCCTTGTCGGCGACACGCAACTTGAATATATCATCAACACACGCCTGCAAGGACGTTATAGACGAAGCGGCCCGTGCTATATGCTCGGGAACCTCGGAGATGTAATGATTTATCTGCGCCCCCTCGAACGCGGGCCGCTCCACCCAGCTCGCCTCAATGAATTGAACCGACTTCGGATCAGCAACCATAACCCCGTTCTTCTTGACCATCCGACCGCACAATTCCGACGTCACCCGAATCTGACCCTGCTTGTCAGTGTACTTGTTCAGCAATTGATTCTGGATGTGGTCACAGCTAACCTCGTTATCCCCGAACACCTTTCCGCACCGAGAACATTGAACCCAGTCGCAGAGGCAACCCATTGACAGGCAGTTTGTCACCCCAGACTCAATATCTGCCACAAGGTCTTTATGCTTGCGATCAGTCGCAATCAATAGGTCCACATAGAAAACATTAGCCTTGTTTCCCTTGCCATCAGAATAAACAATAGGTCTTGCAACTGCATCCAAAATCTTACCCTTGGATAACGATTCTATCTGAACATGTTCGAGGAAATTATCCCCGCCGATGAACGTCTTGAACGTAGCAAGCAGAACATCATTAGACCAAGCATTGCCGTTGTTGTTCACGAGATCATTGCAGGCAACCTTGATCGTATGTCCATCAGGTTCAACCTCGACGGAGCTGACAATGGAAACATGAGTGAATAGAAACCGCTCTGGCGTATATGCAGACCAGTCAGTATCAATACGACGGGCAACGCGAACCCTGTTACCACCCGACGCAATCCGCTTCCACTCGTCCCTAGGATTTACAAGCACAGT